TGGTATCACCGTAAATCCAGATGAACTACTTGCAAGAGCGACTGGAAGAATTGCAAACCCTAATGCTGAACTCTTGTTCCAAGGGCCAGTATTAAGAGACTTTGGTTTTCAATTTTTGATGGTTGCGAGAAGTAAATCAGAAGGTGCAGAAATTCGTAAAATCATCAAATGGTTCAAACAAGGTGCTGCACCGAAATACGAAAATCAAGCGTTACTCGGAACACCTGATGTTTTCAAATTAGAATATAGTACATCAAAGATGAATAAATTTCATCAGATGGCTTTGAGAACAATCACCGTTGATTATGCACCCGATGGTTATTGGGCTGCATATGATGATTCACATCCAATTGCGGTTGTGATGAACTTACAGTTCACTGAATTGAAACCAGTATATGATGTTGATCAAGAAAAAGGCGGAGACGACGTAGGTTACTGATATGGCATACGATCCCCAAAGAAACGCATACTTCAGACAGTTTTCGGATTTAGAGTATCCATCTTTATCCAACGACAGAAACTCGATTTACGACTATTCTAGAGTTAAAAACATCTTTAGAAGATCTGTCATTCGAGAAGATATTCTCAATTCATATGTCGCTTTTGAAAAATACTCAATTCAAGGAGACGAGAGACCTGACAATGTAGCAGAACTCTTTTATGGTGATTCAACACTAGATTGGGTAGTTCTTATCACAAACAACATCATCAATATCAGAGATGATTGGCCAATGTCAAATACCGACTTGTTCAATTATTTGTCTGATAAGTATACTGAACAAGAACTTGCAAACATTCACCACTACGAGACTTTAAAGATTTTTGATGGACAAGGTAGATTAATTCAACCAGAAGGGTATTGGGTAGATTCTGACTATTCTGTAACTTTCCTTGATGGTGGTGCATTAAAGACCGAAAGTCGTATCAAGTCGGTTTCATATCTTCAACACGAAATTGCTCTCAACGACGACAAGAGAACTATCAACATTCTGAAGCAACAATACTTAGATTTGTTCCTGAGAGACAATAAGAAAAATATGGAGTATAAACCATCTCAACAATATATCAACCCAACTCTCAAAAAGACCGAAAATCCTCGTATTTTGATGCCAAAATAAAAGGGTCGCTTGAGCGACCCTGTGGCTAAAAAATGGCCAGAATTTTTTTCCGACCATTTTTGAAACTAAAAAGCGATTTTCAATCCTCAGCAAGACGAGCGAAGTAGGACAGAGCATCCTCTTCATCATCATCAACAGTCTCGGTCTTCGAAGACAGGTTACTCAGTTGAGAACGAAGGTCGTCATCAAGCTCACGGGTAACGGTCTTACCAGTGCGTTCGGCTTCAAACTCTTCTTCCTCAGCAACGACTTCGGGATCACGATACTTGGAAACACCACGAATACCCAGAACATAGTCGAGACGCTTCTTCAGGTCTTCATAAGACTTGAACTGTTCGGGAGCAACCAGTTCAGCAAGAGAGTATTCCTGCTTCCAGATGGCTTCCATAGCATCATCGTCATCAAGCAGTGCAGAAGGACGGTCGAACTCAGAGGAGTCGTAGTTCCAGTAACCTGCAACCTTCTTGATCTTCAGTTTGAAGTTAGCACCACCCCAGAAATCGAAGGGGTTGATGGGAGTTTCATCTTCAAACTCGGGTTGCATTGCTGCAGTGATCTTGTCAAAGATCTTCTTACCGAACTTGAACAGGAACACCTTACCCTCGTTCTGAGGGTTAGTGGGGTCTTTCACAACATAGATGTTGGAGTAATAAGACAGTTTACGTTTCTGTTTCCGTGCGACTTCTTTGTCAGCATCAATACCAGAGTTCCACAGTTGAGAGTTATATTCAGATACGGGATCTTTACCACCAGTGGTGGTCAAAGAGTTTTCGATATACCAACCACCAGGGCCTTGGAAAGCGTGAGTGTAGAGTTTGGCCCAAGGGAGTTCCTCACCTTCGGGTGCAGGGAGAAAACGAATGACGGCATAACCGTTACCCGCTTTATCAACTTCTGGTTTCCACAGACGGTCATCAGCACCGCCACCAGTTTTGTTCATCTTCTCAACCTGCTGCACCAGTTTTGCAGTCAGAGAACCGAGAGAGGATTGTTTCTTAAGATTGGAAAAAGACATAGGATTGTTTCGGATTTGGCTTGTGTCTTGAACACCCCTTTATGATACTAGGTATCGTCTGGGGTGTCAAGGGGTTCTTTGAGATTCTGGAGTGTTTGTTTCATCTGGGCGAAGACCTCTTCAACGGTGGCGGTTTCAGGTAAACCTAACAGACACAATGATCGGCGCATATCTTCTACTATCTCTTGAGCCTTCGGATCATCTGACAGTTTCATCCGAAGGTACATCAAATACTGTTTCTCTAATAAAGATTCTAGAAGGGCTAGTTGTTCTTCTTGTTCATCCTCTGTAAGAAAATTGAACCGCATAAATCCTCTCTGCAATTCCTTTTGCAGTTCTTGAATGTCGCGGAGACCTTCTCGTACAAATTCCGATTGAAAAAAATCACTCATTACATTACTATCCTTCTTAAAACTTTCTTGTACTTGTCTAAGTCAATACTATTTAACAGGAACGGTTTGTACTTGTCAACCTTGAGACTGACGGTTTTCCACACGAAGTCATCAAGTTTAGAATCAAATCGTTTCTTATACTGAACCAACGCATCAAGAATGATGAGTGACTCAATGGATACATTCTTTTTCAAATGTTCCTTAACCAAGACTGGATGTTTACCTTGTTCACACACAAACACTGAGTTGAAATCAATGTCTTCAAACAGGTGTTCCATCTCTTGTCTGAAGATGTAACTGAGACTCTGCACCTTCTTCTGCCAGTCCTTGTATTTCTCATCACCAGTTTGAATAATCTCACCTATCCACATTCTTTGTGGGTCATCACATTGTGAAAAGATAGCCGTAAAATAATCAACTATTTCATCATCTTTTTTCTGACGTGACATCTTCTCAAAGAAGTAACGGTCTCGTCTCTTATTAAAAGAGGCGACAGACGCATTGGTCTTGCCGCCATATTTGAAATAATCGAATGTATCTCTTGTGAAATGATTTTTGAATGCTAGATAAGTTTTATAGCAATCAAATGCAGTCATAACGGAAGTCGTGCGCGAGAAGTTTTTTTCAAAAAGTTTAGTTCCATCGCTTCCCACTTCAGTTTTTCTTTCAGTGGTTTTGAAACGAGTTTAGGAACTGATTCAATGTCAATGTTATTCTTTTCGCAATAGTAAACTATCGCATCAATATAACTCACTTTATCTCTAGAGACAATGCGTTCAATGTCTTGTGCAAAACGGGATGAGCACAAGAATTTTTCTTCTAGGGCCTTGTTGATGTCATCCATTAACCACCATTCGGTTTTCGACAAACTCTTTAACATACTTCACCAGCAATTTAATGTAGTCACCTTTGTTTCTTTTATCATAAACGTGAACCTCACCACCAGGTGTGACCATAATAGTGATGAGTTTCTTGACAGGAATACCAGTCAGTTCGTAGTACATACAAGCGTATGCAGTTTCCTGAACAAAGTATTGTTGAATCCAATCTTCAGGTTTAATTTTTTTTGATGTCTTGAAGTCAATGACTGCAAGTTCACCATCATACTCAGCGATGCAATCTACGCGACCAGCCAAACCGAGATACTCAGAATAAAGAGTACGTTCAATTGCGTGAATAGTTCCTATCTTGTCGAGATAGGGTTTTGCACTATGGAACATATACCGAGTTGCAGGAAGGTAATCATTCCAATTCAACTCTTTGTTTTCAAGATAAGCTTGTGCGACTTCGTGAAAATCTGTACCTCTAGTTGTAGCTTCCTTGGTAACCCGATTGGCTTCCTGTTCACCTACCCGTTGTCTCCACTTCAGGAACACATCCCTGTTGTAGAAACTGGTGACTGAAGTAATAGAAGGAACCCAGTCGCCATTGGGTAGTTTATATAGGCGAACTCCACCGACCTCTTTTTTATCGAGTTCTAGATCACCAAGGTAATTTTCAACAACAAACATTAGAGATTCAACGCAAGTTTTTTAATAATGTACTCTTTAACAAGGCCAGAACGAACAATATCTTCGACACCAAACTCTACCATTTGGAAAGATGTATCCATCTGTTGAATGATCTTCATAAAATCAAGAATACCATTCTTCTCGTAAGTTTTCTGTAGGTCAGTTTGAGTTGCATCACCACAGAAAATAATCTTACAGTCTTCACCAACACGAGTGATGATAGAGTCCAATTCGTGGAAGTTGAGGTTTTGTGATTCATCAATCAGAATGATAGCTCTGTCGATGGTTGTACCACGAATGAATGATGTTGACCAGAACTTGATAGTCTCCTGTTGTTTCAGGTTACCATACAACATTTCAAAGTCGGCATCACTAGGCATCTCGAACATATATTTTACCATATTCTTATAAGGAATCTGGTAGAGAGATGACTTATCTTCGTGATCTCCTGGAAGGAAACCAATCTCACGAGTAGATACCAATGACCTCACGATATAAACTTTATCGTAGGGACTTCTCTCATCGAGAACATCTTTCAGAGCAAGGTAGAGGGCAACGAAAGTTTTACCAGTACCAGCAGCTCCATAAGCAAAGATGTTTTTACCTTCTTTGTATGCATCAAAGAAAATCTTTTGATTGTCTGTGATCGGTTCAATTTTATTCAGAAGATCCGTATTGATCGGTTTCTTCCTCTTCATTTGTTTTGAAGTCATACCAACACCGATAGGGGAGTTTCCTTTTCTTGCCATTAGTGATTGATTTTAGTAACGCGGGAACCTGGAGCTTTTGAAGCTTTATGTAAGACATCTTGCCAACCTGGATTTTTGGCGACAAGTTTGTCTCTCCACTCTCCAATCTCTGCACAATTGGGAGCGGTGGATGGATCAGACCAGTCTCGTATCCAGTCTGGATTATCCTTTCTCCACTCATCCCATTCGTGAATACTCATAGA